AAATAATTACGTTTCTAGCTAAAGATGCGGTTACTGCGTATTCAGATGAACTTACAGCCATAGAGGATGTAACAGAAGAACTGATAAATCCTAATGCTGCTATTTGAGCAGAACCTGAAACAGTGCCTGGAGATACTGAGCCACTTGCATCAACTGTTAAGTTAAAAGTAGTTCCGTTACCTTTTGTAAATGTTATTACGTTTACGTTTACACTTGCAGTTACTAATGAAGATGCGGTTACTGCTGATGTTACCCAACTTCCGCTTTGTGCTTCGATTGAGTTTAATCTAGCATTTGCTGATTGTGTAAATGCGTTTGTTCCTGCTATACTTGCGGTAAATGTATTTGTACCGGCAATAGAAGCAGTGAATGCGTTAGTTCCTGCTATTGAAGCAGTGAACGTATTTGTTCCTGCAATAGATGCAGTAAAGTTATTTGTTCCAGCTACTGAAGCAGTAAATCCATTTAATGAATTTATTTTTGCATCAGCAGATTGTGTATATGAATTGAATGATGAAGTAAGTGTATATCTTCCTAATGTAGATTGGTCTATACTTGCTTCTATAATTGCTACACCTGCTACCACAGTCGCAGTTATACCCGAACCTGTAAAGTTTAAAGATGTTGCAGTTCCTTGCAGAATACCATCATCTAAGATAGTCGTTGCTACCGATGCGGTAATGCCTGTAATTTGAGAACCATTACCAATAAAGTTACTAGCACTAACAAACGATGAAGCAGATATATTACCTACTATTGTTTGATTACCAATAAATGTATTAGAGCCCGTAGTTGCGTATGAACCAGTCTTAGCTTCTAAGCCATTTACTTCGCTCTGAATAGATTGTGTAAATACGTTTAATGAATTTATACTAATAGCAGTAGATGCGGTAAATGCGTTAGTCCCTGCTATTGATGCGGTGAATGCGTTAAGTGGACCTAAATCAGGTACAACTACACTACCAGTATTTACAGTTACATTAAATGTAGAACCATTACCTTTTGTAAAAGTAATAGTATTAAGATTTGCCGATGCGGTAATTAATAGAGAGCCGGTAGTTAAACCTGTTGCACTACCTGTAAATGCTTCTAATGCTGCAATTGATTGTTCCCAACTTGCACTATCTGCTGTATATGATATCTCATCAACTAATGAGTCAATCATATCAGTATTGAATCCTCTTAAACGTGATGGAGTAATTGCTCCTGCATTATTGTTTGGAAATTCAGTATTATTTGCTACCTTTAAGGCCTGTTTTGAAATTTCTGCCATTGTATATGTTATTTTAATCTAATATAATATCAAATCCATCAGAGTAGCCATCAGAGAATGCACCACCTCCGGTTCTGTTTGGTGATTCAATTACTCCAATACCCTGCTGCATCAAATGTCCTTTGCAGCATTTAACATCGTAAGTATCTGAATCCAAACACAAACATGCTCTTCTGCTATTCTTAGGTGAACTTAATCCCAAAGTAGGTCCAATATATATACCGCTATTGTTCTCCCTATTTACGGAGTAACGGAGATTTCCATTTCTACTATTTGACCATTTTCCCATTGATACTTTGTTTATTAGAATAACAACTTCAGAAAGATAAATTGTTATCGGTTCTTTATTTTAGCAACATTTTCATTATGCATCAAAGTTTCCACAAATGATTTATCTGCTTTATAGCATAAGTATAACAGGCATTTCTCTAAGGGTTCTTTTGTAATAGACTCGAATTTGGTAATGTCCCCTGCGGCAAGCTCAACAATTGTAGCATATGAGCTCCACTTCTTTGCAAAATTGGCTTGATGTTGGGAGGAAGCTCCATCTCCATCGTAGATTTCAGGGTATCTTTCAGCAAGTCCGCTAATAAATTGTATAAAAAAAAAAGTGCGCCAAAGTGTACGCTCATTGGAACATCTAAGAATCTGCTATGGTTCTCATCACCTGAATATGTTTTAATACTATACATCTCACCATGCTTCTTTGTTACAGGTCTATATAGTACACTCATTACCTTTGCCCAATTCTCATCTATTTGTATTTGCTGAAACTTAGTAATGTCCGAATAAGCACCATATGTCATTTGAGATAGGTTAGGCTCGAATCCGTATTCTACTCCATCTATTGTTATGAATCTTTGTAATGGTAAATCAGTCTTGCCTAAGAATGCACCTAACTCATTCTTAATCATATTATAATCATCTACTCCCAATCCTTTTAGGTATTCAACAGGTAGATTACATAAGTGCAATAAGAGCAGGGCTAGTGTTGCTTCTTCATCATCTTCGTATGCTTTTAATTCGTTCTGCAATACCAACCACTTCTTTAAAGTGATATCATCATAGGATGTAGGTATTCTTAATTCTACTTCTTTTACCATATATTGTTTTGTTTTATTATTAATATTAATTGTTTTACTTTTGCTTCTTCGTTATCTAACTTTGCTTGCATCATTATAATACCTGCTCTTAAATCTTCGTTTGTTTGTTGTAACTCTTTTGCATATAAGATTAAATCTCTAATCTCTTCTGCACTCCACGTTTGTTGTTTATCTAATACTGATGACATACTTTCCTTTGTTTGTTGCTTTTTGTGTTAACTTCATCATTGCTACATATCTTGCAGCATCCAATAAGTGGTCGAGTCCACCTTCGGGTGTATCCGTAACATAACCATATTTGTCGGTTGCGTATTGATAGGCATACATTTCGTTGATTAGGTTTTGTGATTTCTTATGTATGTGTATCTTATGATTCTGCAATACTGATATTCCGAACTTAATACTATCAGGTCCTTTCTTAACAGGCTTTGCATTGAATCCCATTCTATATAGTTCTTCTATACTTCTCGGCTCACTACTATCACACCATATCTCTTCAGATTTAGTTATGTCTAATTTATTTAGTTTATCCGAAATATCCTTTAATACCAATCCCTTCTCATATAGTATCTCTTCTAAATAAATGTTATCACCATTCTTATATATTGCTACAACCGCAGTTGGATCTTGGCTATAGCCCCAATCTAGCCCGAATGCCACAAACTCCGCCTCATAATCCTCAACTACTTCAAATGTGTATATCGCTTTATCGTTTGCAGCAAACTCACCTTTACCATAGATTGCCCAATACTTTGGATTCTTTGTTTGCAGTTCTTCAATTGCTACAATCATTTCCTTTGGCAAATAGATGTTATCTTTATATGTGGTAACGTATCTATCGCAATCTTGCATTTGTCTTAACCAATGATACGGGCTGACTGTTGGGTTATATGCTAATATGATTCTGCCTGTTGTACGAATACTTAATTGGAAATAACTTTCTTCATCCAATTCAGAAGCTTCATCAATAAAGAGAATATCCGATTTAAGACCTCTAAGCTTTTCCGCATCATCCGAATTAATAAATTGAATAGTAGATTCATTAAGTCTATAAATCCTATCAGTAATATTAAAATCATTATCGTTCCATATATCTAAGCTTTTTAGTATATCGCTGAAATCCTTCATTACAGTCCTTTTAAGCGATGGAATTGTTTTCCTTACTATTGTTATGGTCTGATTAGTTTGAAGCGCTTCTACGATAAGGAATTGAAGAATAGCGTATGTCTTACCGCTACGTGTACCACCAATGTGTTGCGATACCCTATTAGTTGAGTTTAGTAAGTTCTCATATGTAACCGTAGTGTTAATCGTGACTTCCACTCTTATTTATGTTTACTGATATTTGATGGATACGTTGGTCTATTTCAGCTTTCATTTCTACTGATGCTTTCTTTGGTACAATGTATTCCAATAATCTCATATAGAGTTTAGCTGCTTCAATTGGGTCACTCTTTCTAATCTTTTCTAAATCTTCTCTTAGTGCATCTAATCCACTATTTGCTAAACGAGCAACAGCAAGTTTAGCCTGTTCGGTACTTCTATTCAGTGCACCTGTCGGTCTGCCCGTTGCTAACTTATGTCCTTTTTCAAATGGCATCTTTTTATTAATTTATATTATTTAAATATAACACAATGCTCTTACTTTGTAGTTGATGCGTATATATGTATATATAGATTAGCTCAATAGCGCTTTCCAAATAGTGATTAACATATCGAATCCAAATGATAGTATGTATAGTCCAAATAG